GCCTGCGCGGTTGAGGACGAATTTGAAATCACTCATATTTTTCCACCATCACATTCTTTCCCCACTGCAACGGGACCAGTTCTTCCTGCCCGATAGCGGGATAACCGAACGTGCGGTATTTGCCTGCAGGGAAATCAGCCGGAAGCTCGACGCGTCTGTCCGTCCATACATGGGTATCGCCTTTAGGAATCCCCAGAGTGTACGCCGCGCGCTTCCCGGTAAGGTTTAACGTGTCAACGACTTCCTGCGGACTGGGCGAGCCGATCAGGACGTTCTCGACAGTCACAGGCGTCTCCGTATAGATCGGACGATTGAAATCATCTTTTCCGGCCTCGACCTTGTCATATAAAATTATGTTTCGTCCTCTGAGCCGTCCCATATCTCATATACTCCTATCCGCTGACGTTTGAATCCGAGCAGCTTACGCTCATTGTTCATCAGCGACATAGCGACACCGCCGCCAGGGATCGCATACGTTCCCGACCATGTATAGCCGAGTCCGCTCTGTGATTCCTGGCTGAGCGGGTCCCCAGTCGTCGACTGACGCATTGCCCTTCCAATCACGTCGCAGGTGATCAGCTTGACTACAGACTCATAAGCGGGGTCTGATGCGATTTTCGCATCAATATCGACTCCGTATTTTTTGCCTTCGGCCCTGATCAGATTGGAAACGTGCGGAATCAGAGCGTTAGCCCTGTCCACGCCCGCGGCGTCATAACTGACCCCGGTGAGCGCTTCGAGCTCGGAGAGCGTCACAAAAGCTGCGCTCATATTGTGCTCCTATTCCGGGCGCTGGATGTGACGCAGGATATGCCCACAGCCCGCCCTTGTATCTGTCCATATGGTAATATTCCCGATGCGGCACTTCTCGCAGAAATACAGATCTTCCGACAGCATCCCGCGATTGTCATCTTCATAGTTGACCCAGTCATACCAGGGGTAGTGGAGACGGCGGAACACATCAACTTTGATAAGCGCGCAGCCCATTCCGCCGCCGTGGATCGGTATCTTGTATTTCCCCTCTGTCCTCTTTGCCAGCAATTCTGCAGCCCGGTATTCGGATTCGAGCGGGTAATTGAAGTATTTACCACCATCAGGCTTGTACAGTTTACAAACCGATACCCGACCCCTGTAAAGGTTGTCTGCGTCACGATGCGCATAATACCCAAGACAGACATCTTTCGGATCATCCAGCATGTCCATAAGCACATCGTGTGGAAGAACAACGTCATTGTCGACCATGAGCACATAATCGAAATTACCGTTAATAGCTGTCTGCGCGATGTTGTTCCGTGCTGTTGCGCAATCATATCCACGGACAAAATCAAAGGCGACCTCATGGCCGCCCTTGTCCAGATCCCATATGGATTTGTAAGTGTCCGGAAAGATCGTCTCAAACGTCGGCACCGCTATCAGGATCTTCATGTATTACCCCCTTGCTCAGGCACCGGTTGCTCCGGTCGCGCCAGTGGCGCCCTCAGGAGCATCGCCGATGATACGGCAGAAAGAAGCCGCATCAAGGATTCCGAAACCGATATACGCCTCAGCGCGAAGCACGACCTGGTTCTTTCTCTTCAGATCGCCCTGGCCGTCAGGATCGCCGTACTCGATGATCTCCATGGGGATGTTCTCGGAATAACCCCACTTAAAAGCGTTCTGGAAGTCGCCGATAATTGCCTTGTCGAGTGTATTTGTGCCGAACTTGACCGTGCTGTTAATGTCACAGCCATAACCGGCGAAACTCTTCGGCCTGCCGCCGAAACGGAACTCCGGATACTGAATCACGCCGTTGACCTTGACCTTGGACATGGCCGAACCGAAGGACGGAGCCATTGCGATTCCGGTAACTTCACGATCTGCATCGACAATCTTCTGGACAGCAGCGTCGATGTTATCATCGGCATATGCCTGTGTGTAGGCGACTGTATTGGTGACCAGCGTGTCAAAGCATCCTGCCGCGATACCTGCAACAGTACCGCCGGATCTGGGATTGAGGCCATGGAAAGACGTGATATCGACCGCACGGGCGATCTTCTTGGTGAAGCCATCACCGAATGTCTGCAGGTAAGGAAGGCGCTTCTCCTCGTTCATTTTTACAAATTCATCAGTAACCCTGTGCTGATAGACAACCTTAAAAGGCTTGATCGATACGGGCGTAAAGCTCGCATCTCCGGGGCTCTTACTGTCGCCTTCTCCAACGACTTCTGCTTCTCCATCCATGGAGAAAGTCATGATGTCGATGCCGTTGAACGGGATCGGTTCAGCCCCGCAGAGAGCAGCCACGGAAGAGTGGCCTTTTACAGTGGAAAAAATGCTTTTGATAAGCTCCGCAGGGAGCGTGAGATGTGTGGATGTATTAGCCATTATAATGTCCTTTCTGTGAGCTATTTACTGCTCACTCATTCATCTGTGAAGCAACAGCCGCCCAGAGGCTTCCTGTTCCGCTTCCGAGTGAGGGCTCAGGGTTTCCGATAGGAGCGGGCGGTACCTGCGCGCCGATCAGCTGCTTCATTGCCTCTGCATCTGCACGGATCGCCTTCTCATCATCTCCTGTGAGCCTGCTTGCCATCTGATAAGGGAGCCCAAGCTCAAGTGCAACCTTCGTTTTTACCGAGGCGGTCTCGTATGCGTGCACTTTGCCGGTAAGGTCTGCCACGTCGGCCTCGAAGCCAGTGATCTTATCTGTCTGCGCCTGGAGCTGTGACTGCAGCTGTGCGATCTGAGTCACATATCCGGCATTCTGTGTTTTAAGATCTTCATAGTCCGCATATTTCTCCGCGGCCTTCTGCTCGGCGCGCCTGATGCGCTCTCCGATAACCTTATCGAGCTGCTCCTGTGTTTCTATAATCTGAAAATCTGACATGTTATTGCCTTTCTCCCGATTTCCGGTCGGTATCCGTAAATAAGTATTAAAAAAGCACCCCAGTGGGATGCCTTAATAATTAGCTTGTTGTTTCTTTTTGACTGCCTTTGTCTCTGCGCATATCCAGTGCGCGAGGATCATGCTGTCGAGCAGTGCTATATCGGCACCGTCTAGAGTGGACTGGTACCCGAGCCCGCCGTTGGCTCCAATCTTCCGGCGTTCACAGTTCGTTACGACCTGCGTCACTGCTGACTGCTGCATGTGTACGAAAGTGCCTTTTTCCATTGCTATATCAAACAATGAATTAGCCTTGATGACCTGTGAAACTGTAATTGCTTCGGGCTTTTTCAGTTTCGCGTCCTTCATGGCGTCAAGCAGGACGTCTGCGCCGTTCTTTCCGTCCATAACGGCCTTTTTGACGTCTGCCTGCTGCAGAAAATGCACGATCCACGACACACCCTCCCTGATGGGCTTGCATCCGACGACTTCCGAGAAGATCTTCCCGTCTTTTGTCCGGACCGCCACAGCGAGTGCAACATTATGGCCATCGATCCCGAACTTGATCCCCACAAACATCGGACCAGTAAGGACCGGAAGTTTGGAAGCCTGCAGTGCTTCCCATTCGTTCCGGCTGATCGCGGACCGCTGGTTGTATTTGATCCACAAGCCGAGTCGCTGGATGTTAAAGTCGGTCCTGTCTTCGCCGATCTCCGATCGGATTGTGCGCTCTTTAAGAATAAATCCGAGCGATGGGTTCGTCTCGTACCACAGATCTACGTCGTTTACATCAGACATTTCTGGGACTGACCATTCAGCCCAGCCCGATGCGTATGAGTCCTTCTGCAGGACCGTCTTCCGGAAGTTCGGAAAGACTGTGCCCGCGCTGATCGCTGTCGGTGGAGTACCGAACATGATCGTCTGAGGATTCGCCGAATCCGTAACAACGTATTTGAGCGCTGTTTCCTGCTCGGGTGTGTATTCCTGTGCTTCATCAATGATAAGCACGTCGTAGCCTTCGCCAAGGCCCCCTGTGGACGTCCTGGTGCGGAACTCTATGATCCCGCCAGTGTCTGCATAGAGGTGTTCCTTGCCAAATGCCCGGAACGACGATTCGATCCTGATTCCGCACTTGACGCACAAGCGGCCCAGGCGTTCCCAGATGGAATGCGCAGTGCTTGCGCGGTGTGCAGTGTACAGGATTCTTTCACCATACTTCAGCCCACGAATACACCTCGCAAGCGCC